CATTTCTGCTGATGTCGAACAAAGCCTACAAGAATCTGCAGAAAGCGCCGCCGAAGATGATGTCGAAGAAACCGTAGCATCAGATTCAGTGGATGTTGTCGCTTCCATGGCCGATCCGGCAAGAAAACCTGCTTCGTATGGCAAGTCTAAAAAGCGCTAATCAGATCTTAATCTAATACAAGCACGCTTGATTCAAAAGATCAAGCGTGTTTTGTTTTGTATATGTAGCAAGGAACGCACGGAATGCAATGCAAATTCTAAGATTGCTAATACAAGAAACTATCAGAAAAATAGGCAACAAGTGGGTTGTCTATCCTAAGAAAGGGGGCAAGCGCCTGGGAACACACGATACAGAATCGGCAGCAAAGCGTCAACTTGCAGCAATAGAATTATCAAAAGCAAGGAGGGGTGGGTCTTAGATCTACTAATTCGTGATAATTAAAGCTAGGTGGTGCTATGTCGACATTTGCTCAAACTATAAATCCAACGCCATTCGGAATATTTGACACAGACGCAGCATTTCAGTCTGATGCAGACAAAATGATTACGTTTGTGAAGCGTAAATTAGGCGATGACATCTTAAGCGTTGAGCTGACAAAGAAGCAAATATGGGCAAACCTAGAAGAAGCATGCTTTGAGTACAGCAATATATTGAATCAATATCAAGCAAAGTCAACAATGCTGACTTATCTTGGGTATTCAACTGGCTCTCAATCAGGACTTGAAAAGGCATTTCCCAGAGAAAGCCTTGAATATCTTGCAAGGTTTGCCGATCCTTACGCATCTGAGGCCGGTCTTGGTGGTTCGTATGACATGTATTCAGGGTCCATCGAGCTTGAACCAGGAAGACAGGACTACAACATCTATACAGAGCTTAAAGACGGAAGTGGAAATCTTCTATTAAATTCAGGATCATTTGGGACACCCAAGACTAAGATGCGTGTTATGGAGGTTTTTCATTTTAACCCACAAGCAGCATACAGATTCTTTGATACAACATCGGCAGTCAATTATCTAAATAATGAATTTTCTTTTGAGTCTTTTACACCTGAGACCATTTTTTATGTGTTACCGGTGTTTGAAGACATTCTAAGGGCAGGCCAGCTTGATCTTTCAAATAGAGTTAGAAGATCAAATTACTCTTATAGGGTTGTAGGAAGAAATATTAGAATTTATCCTACACCTACAAATACACCAAATCTTGCAAAAAAGCTCTACATAAGAGTCAAATACTGGCAAAATCCAACCAATCCAAGCTTTACAGATGAGACAATTTATGGTGTGAATAATTTGTCAAACATACCATTTGGAAATTTGTCTTATGGCAGAATCAATAGTATGGGTCTTCAATGGATAAGACAGTATACGCTTGCTCTATCAATGGAGCAATTAGGCTATATTAGAAATAAGTTTACTACAGTTCCTATTCCAGGTGGTACTGTCACACTTAATGGTGGAGACTTAACGTCAAAAGGCCGTGAAGACAAAAAAGAACTTGTTACAAAGCTCAAAGAAATGCTTGAGACTTTAACCTATGACAAACTTATTGAGAATGCAGTTGCCAGAGGAGAAAATCTAACTAAACAACTTTCAAAGATTCCTATTCCTAACGGAATGGCAATCATTACGGGGTAGGTGAAACATGGGAAGACTTTTCCTCTCTGAGCGAGAGATTAATTACATCAATGACTTAGGTAAAGAACTTATCAAAGACGTTGTGGGTCAAAAGATCTATTATTTTTCAATTAGTAATATCAAGTCAAAAGTACACGATGTTTATGAAGAGTCACCTGACAAGATTTTTGAGAACCCCATTGAGATTGACGCTCTTGTCAAATACTCACCGCAAGATGTTAGAACGAACAGGTTCGGTTCAGAAGAATACTATTCCATTGAGTGTTATCTCCAGTATAGAGATCTTCTCGACAAGGGAATACAAGTACACGAAGGTGATTTCTTTAGCTTTGGCGAGACATTCTTTGAAGTGATTAAAGCACCCAGGACCGATGTCATCTACGGCCAGATTGAGCACAAGAACTACATCACAATTACAGGAAAGCAAGCAAGAAAAGGCCAATTCAGGTCAAAGGTATTTGGACCTACATCAGAAGATTACACAGACGCAGACGCTGTACAAACAACATACGTTCAACAGCGTGGATTTGAGAAGAATAAGCTAGGTATTACTGGAGACGTTAGAGATCTTCAGAAGAACGGCGTTCTTGATCCACCACTCAGCGGTCCAGCTGAAGTTTCACCCGAAGGTGACACATCAGGCGTTGGGTCTGCATTCTATGATGAGAGCTGACAATGCCTGAAAAAGAAGTACTAAAAAAGGGTTATGAGGGCTTTAACGTCCCAGAAAATTTTAGCATTCCACCTTGTGGAATTGAAGATGTTGATCGTGCGCTTTTTAATCTTTTTGATAAGCGTCTCGCTTTTGAAGTTAAGGTTAACGAACAAACAACAAAAGTGCCTGTCGTATTTGCCGCAGGTGAAAGATTCGCGCTTACAAAGCGCATGAAGCCGATTAGAGACAAGAATAATGCACTTATTCTACCTTTAATTGCAATTAAGCGAACAAGCATTGGACACAAAAATGAAGCAGAAGTCGGAGGAACAGCAATCTCCTTTAGACAACCTGCCGATTATGTTATAAAAAAGCGCCTCGCAGAAAATGATAGAGACTATCAAGACATTATCAATAAGCTCTCAATTAAAAATCAAGATAACGTCTCAGCAAGGCAGCATTTTATCGACAATTCAACATTTCCAGGAAAGTTTGTTCAACCTGGCACAATTTCAACACGGAGAAATGGCGCAGCAACAGCATACGGTTCGGGTAGACTTGAAACGCCTTTTGACAGATCAAATTTAGGTCAAAATATTTTTGAGATTATTACAATACCTTACCCACAATTTGTTGGTTTGACATACAATGTAGTATTCTGGACACAGTATATGTCACAGATGAATCAATTAATTGAATCTATGATGATGAAATTTGACGGTCAAGGACACGAATTTCAAATTGAGTCAACAAGCGGTTATAAGTTCACTGCATTTGTTCAAGGACCGTTTGGAAATAATGATAATTTTGATGACTATACTAATGACGAAAGAGTTATCAAATATAACTTTGACATAAAGGTTCCTGCATACATACTTGCCCCTCGCCACCCAGGTCTTCAAACACCATTTAGGTCCTTCCAATCAGCTCCTGAAGTTGTTTTTGGAATTTATGATGCAAGAACACAAATAGCAGAAGAACCTCAAGAACTAGGTGCAGATGCCAAATTAAATAGATTTATTCTTACAGATACGACACATCTTGATGAAAATGGTCAACCGCATCTGTTAAGAGGCGAAGATAGGGTCAAAGCTGTTGTTTCATCTGGAAAGCGTAACGAGTACCAGAAGATAATATATAGAGATATACGCGCCGGTGAGCAAATCATATCTGGTCGCAAAGTGACATTCACCGAAGATGAGAAGATTTAAGATTTCTTCAAAGTGATGGGATATTTATAACAGAAGTGTGAGTGGAATAACAATGGCTGAAATAACCTATCGCTCTCCCGGTTTTTTTGAAAGTGAAATTGATCTTTCTATAGCAGCACCTGCCGGGATAACAGCAACACCTGCCGGAGTGATTGGAACTTCTCCAATTGGTCCTGCATTCTTGCCTACGACTGTAGGCTCATTAGCAGAATTTAGAGAGAAATTCTTTGGTTCGACTGCGCAGTACAATGAGACATATTATGCAGCTCAAGAATTTTTTAGATACGGTCAAGCATTAACATTTGTTAGGTCTCTTGGCGCAGGTGTAAATTCAACTGCTGCTGACATTTCGCTAACAAGTGGACAAGGAACTGCAAAAGGCGCCGGATTTGTAATTAAGAGTCCATCAAATGCCGCTGATGGTCGAGCAATTGGATGTGTCCAGATACTTGCAGCAAAGCACGTAGTCACAACAGATACAGCAGATGCTTATCCTATATTTGCAAATAATAATAGCACAAATGTTACACTTGGTGCAGGCGGAAACGTTAATCTTGTACGTGGAGTTCTTTTATTCCCAACAGGCACTCGCGGACATGTAATGAACTATAGCGAAGCTTATAGTCCATCAAATGTTGCAGATGATGCTGCTTCAATTCAGGCAGACCCAGCGCTTGATGCATATAAGTCATTCAAAATTGTAGTTTCTTCGTCGGCACCTGATTTTGGAACTGCCGATGGATACACAGGCATTAAGATTTATACAGCATCACTTGATCCAAATGATCAGAATTACATTGCGAAAGTTTTAAATACGTCACCTGAGCTTTTTGAGGAAAAACAGCATCTCCTCTATCTTGATTACTCTGTTGAGGCTGAGCTTGCAACGGTCGCCGCAGATACAGGTGCAGTTGCCATTCTATCAGGGACGTCAGCAACATCAGCAACTTCTGGTAATTCGTCTTTGGCGTTCCTAGATGCATTTGGAAGATTTGACGCAAGATATGCACCTTCTAGAACAACGACATTTATATCGCAGCTTTACGGCACAAAGGTATATGATCTCTTCCATTTTGAGACATTGTCTGATGGTGCATCTGCAAATAATCAATTCAAAGTTTCAATTGCAAATCTACGTAGATCAACTGATGATCGAAATCCATATGGCACATTTGATGTCTTAATCCGTGACTTCAATGATACAGATGTAAGTCCAGTCATACTAGAGCGCTACGGAAACTGTACACTCAATCCGCAGGCCGCCGATTACGTTGCTAAAAAGATAGGTGACAAGAAAGTCTACTACAACTTTGATACTGTCAATCCAGTAGATCGCAATTTTACATCATCAGGTAGGTATCCTAGAGTCTCAACAAGAGTCAGGATAGTAATGTCTCAAGATGTTGAACAAGGATCAGTACCGGCATCTGCATTACCATTTGGATTCCACGGTATGCCCACACTGAAGACAAATGACGGTTTGACAGACACATCTTTGCCTACATTTAGTCGTCGTCTTGGTGGCATTTTACCTGCTGTTGGAACTATTCCATCTTTGACTTCTTCAATAACACCCCCAGTACCTCTAAGGTATAAGGTAACAAGTAACGCAACTGATGCTACACCTTCATTCCAGGGAGAGGCAGGTCCTACAGAAACAGCTGACGCGCGCCTCTACTGGGGTGTCAAGTATGAGTCATTTCCATCTGTATCTGGAACGTTAGGTGCATCTGCATATCTTCAGCCTAATGAATCATCAAAGATTAATCCGTTAATTTACACACTTTCAAGATTTGCAGGTATTGAAAAGCTCGATATGCTCATGTCGGGCTCCGGTGCTGATAACTTAAATAATAATAGATTCTCTCTAAATAATGTTGCTCTTTATAATTCTAAAGGAACTTCAACGGCATTAGCTGCCGCTGTTGCAAACCTTACGGGCACATTAGACCAGCATATGATAAATGCAATTTACATTAGAAATGCAACGCCTGATGTAAATGACTACACAATATCGGATACTGCCATATCAGGTAGACTTACACTTGGTACACTTGCACTGATTCCTTCATCATCAATCTTTAATAGGTTTTCACCCTATATCAAATTCACCAACATGTTCTATGGTGGATTTGACGGCTTGAATATTCTTGACAAGGATATGGCAGCCATGAATGATCGATCAACATCTTCTGAGACAGGTGGCAAGGCAATTGCAAGTCCTAATATTGGCCTAAACATCGCTGCTAATAATTTTGGATCGGGTGACTCTAATGCACTTGTTAGCGCATATAAGACATCAATTAATATAATGACTAATGCCGGTGTATCTAGGGCAAATATCATTACAATACCCGGAATTAGAGAACCAGCAATTACAAATTATGCAGCAATTTCAACCAAAAACTATGCAAGAGCCATCTATTTGATGGACATACCTGCTTATACAGACACCGGTACAAGAATCTATTCACAAAATGTCTTGCCAGATGTTACCTACACAATTAATCAATTTGCAGGAAGAAATATCAACAACAATTATGTTGCAACCTATTTCCCAGATGCATCAATTGTTGATGATTCGACAGGTGCAGCAAACAAGAGAGTTAGAGTTCCTTCATCAATAGTCGCACTTGGCGCACTTGCCCAAAATGACTCTAAGTCTTATCCCTGGTATGCTCCTGCTGGCTTTAATAGAACATCATTGACAAGCGTCGTCAATCTTGCAGTTAGATTAACAAGCACAGACAGAGATACGTTATATGATGCAAGAATTAATCCTATAACGTCATTCCCAGGTTTAGGATATGTTATCTTCGGACAGAAGACACTGCAAATCGCAAGATCAGCACTTGACAGAGTAAATGTTAGAAGGCTACTTATTGAGCTTGCTAGAGTAGTTACCGAGGTTGGTGTCCAATTTGTTTTCGAACCTAACACAACAGCAACGCGATCAAGATTTGTTAGCTTGCTCACGCCTCGATTTGCTACAGTTCAATCACAAAGCGGTATTGACAGCTTTAAGATAGTGATGGATGAATCTAATAATACGCCAACAGACATAGAGGCTAACAAGCTAAATGGGCGTATCATAATCGTTCCAACAAAGGCTGTTGAGTATATTGCAATTGACTTCATCATAACAAATGAAGGCGTCCAGTTTGTCTAATACTTACACTATAAGAGGTTAAGAAAATATGTCCGCACTACCATATCCTGGCGTAACCATCACAGAGATTGATGCATCATCAGTGCCCTCCAGAGTTTCGACAGGTGTCCCAGCGGGCATTGTTGGAACTGCTGCAAGCGGTCCTGCATATGTCCCACTCACTTTTAGCACATATAAAAGCGGCTTCACAACCGATGGAATTTTTGGTGAAAGTGGAGGCAGGTTTGGCCCTATAGCAGCAAGCATGTGGCTTAATGGCGCTCTTAATACAAATGCAACATACCTTCGTGTTTTAGGCGCTGGAGATGGTCAAAAACGTACAGCAGGTGGCGCTGTTAATCGTGCAGGCTTTGTGGTTGGAGAGCAACAAGTTAGAAACAGCGGAATCGTAGGAGCAAATCCATATGCATCTCCAGGTGGCGTACTGGGAAGAACATACTTCTTAGGAAGTTACATGTCAGAGTCTGCAGGCTCAACAATATTCTCATCAGCAGGAATGCAAACTGGTACGAAAGCAATACCCATAATTCGTGGCGTTATTATGACACCGTCAGGCGTTACACTGACCCTGTCGGGCAATTCAAATACCGCAAATCAACCTACAGCAATTGCCGCTGAAGGTTCATCAACAACAGGGTCTATAAGCTTTACAGATGGAAAGTT